CCTGCCGCAGATAGCTCATCGCGCCCGAATGTGCAGGCGAGAGCAGCGCGGAGGGCGGCTCCCACCCGGTCTGTGCGGGCGCGCCATCGGCGCTGCGCTGCTTCCAGTCGTTCCAGCAATGCGCGTCGAGCACTTCGTAGGACAGCGACCAGATCGGTTCGAACCCGGCACCCTTGGCCTCTCGGGCATAGGCGCGGTGCCACGCTGTGCAGGCATCGTTGAGCACGCCGCCCGCCAGGCTGACGTAATGCCCCCCGCCCAGCGGTTCGAGCCGGAAATAATGGCTCATCCCGACATAGTGGACCACGCGCCCGCGATAGCCGAGATGGCGAATCTGGCGGATCAGCCGCGCGGGGGTCTGGTTGAAGCAATCGTCGTAGGCGGTGGCGATCTGCTCGCCATGCTCGGGCAGCATGCAGTCGCCGATCTCCAGCATCGCGCGCGCGCCGTCGCAGGCAATATTGCTCAGCTCGACCCAGCCATCGGCCTGGGCGGCAAGCTGTTCGTCGCTGCCTGCGACGTACCCGGGCGGGACGAGCGAGATGAACATCCGGTCGATATCCGAAGGGTGGATCGGCTCGCCCGGCAGGCCGAACCCGCTTTCGAGCGCGGAGAACGGCAAGGTTACCTGCGCATCTTCGGGCGAGCCCACGGCGTAGTTCCACAGCCGGACATACCAGCTGCGCGGCGTTCCGCTTGCATCGCGGCCTTCGATTGTGAGCGTCGGCCCGTTGACCGCGTCGAGCGCGATCAGCCCGCCGCTGCGCCACCTGAAGGAGAGGATCGTGTGCGCGTAGTCGCGATCGGTCGCATAGGCGTGGAGCGGATGGTCGAGCCTGTCCTCGCTCTCCCAGATCAGTCCTGCAAGCTCGCCCTTGTGGTGGAATTCGCAGGTCACGCGCAGCGCGTCGGGCGCGGTGGTGACGACGCTCGCCATCATCGGGCGCGGGAAATTGACCGTCCAGAAGCGCGGGTCGAAGCGCTGGATATGGTCGTGCTCCTGCCCCCTGCGGCGTGAGGCGAGCCAGTAGGCCATCAGGAATTCTCCATTGCGCGGCGCACCGCGGCGGCGATCTGGCGGCTCGAGCGTTCGAGCGCGACCGGCGCGCTCGTCCCGGCGGGGGCGGCGATGTTGATGGAAACGTCCACGCGCTTCGCACCGCCACCCTGTGCCAGCGGGATCACACGCCCGTCGCCGGGTGGCACGAACAGCTCCGGCCCGCGCTCGCCGACCAGATAGCCGCGCTGGGCGCTGACCGGGCCGCCGGTCGCCCGGCCCGGCAGGCCGAGGATACCGCCGACGAAGCTGTTGAACACGCGGCCTATGGGATCGTTCGAGCCGAAAATCTCGCCGAGACCGAGCTTGAGCGCCTGTGCGGCGATCCGGTCGATCGCCTTCGTCGCGCTGGCCTGCAGGTCTTCGAAACCCAGGCTCCCGCGCCGGATCGCCGTGAGCAGACCGCGTTCGAGCACATCGCCCGCACGGGCAAACCCGGACACAAGTTCTCCATCGAGGTCGCGCCGCATCTGCGCCATGTCCTCGGCAAAGCCCTGCGTGCGTGCGCGCACGTCGATGAGCATTTGGTCTACGGCATCAGGCATCTGCGTCGCGCTCCATCAAGGTTTCGAGATCGGCGTGCGTCATGGCCTGCGCGCCTGGGGTGATCGGGCCGAGCGCGGTGGCGAGCTCGGCAGGGGTGGCGCGCCAGAAGGCGTCGGGCGGCCAGCCGAGCGCCTGGGCGGCGAGCGCGGCGAGCGCCGGAACGCCCGTACGAAAGTCGCTCATAAGCGACCTTGCAAGATTGCGGAGAGCAGCGCGCGCAGCGGCTTCGTGCTGGCGGTGAGACCATTTGCGAGGATCGCCTCGCCCACCGCCTCGCGGGTCAGGCCGCCGCGCGATTCGAGGCAGTGCCAGAACAGCGCGGCGATCTCGGCGAGGCGCAGCTCGCCGTTGCCCGCACGCTCGACCAGCGCGAACAGCGGGCCGAGTTCCTCTTCGGCGGCAACCAGCGCGGTGAAGCTGGGGCGCAAGGTTCGCAGCTCGCCCGTAATGCGGATCGCCGCTTCGCCGCGCAGGGGGTTGGCGTGCCCACTCATACAGGGGCGACCGCGCCCGAGCTTTCGAGCTGGATCGTGTAATTGCGCTCGCCGTTGAAATCGCCCGAAAAATCGAGCTGCTGGACGAGGAAACGCCCGCGCAGCCGCGCGCCATCCTCGAACGACAATTCGTAGTCGGCGATCGTCCCGGCGAGCGCATGGGCCTGCACGCGCGCCTCCGCCTGCGAACCGAGGAATATGCCCCCCGCACTGACCGAGACCGAGCGGGTGCCCGCGCCCGAGAGCAGTTCGCGCCAGCCGCCCGAATCCTTGTGCGTCACCACCACGCTGTCGCCGTTGATCGACATCTGCGTGGTGCGCAGTCCGGCGACGGTTTCGTAGGCCGGCGGGGCGGCCCCGTCGCCGATCTTTAGGAGGAAAGCGGAGCCTTTCTGGGCAGTCATGGGCATGTCCTTTCGGGATCAGTCGGAAGCGAGGAGACGGAAGCGGTATTCGCGCAGGATCGCGCGGGCGTTGCGTTCGCGGCGTTCGGCCTGACCGCGCAGGAATTGAGCGGTGACGACGCGGAACCCGGCCAGGTCGGCTGGCAGCGAGAGGACCCGCGCATCGACTTGCTCGGCGATATTCGCCCCGGTCACGGGATCGTCGCCGTGCAGGCGCAGCTCGAAGGCGACGCGTACTTCGCGCCCCGCGTGCGTCTTGATGCTCCAGTCGATTGCGGCGGACGCCACCAGCGCGAGCCAGGGGGCGGAGGCACGCTCGATCTCGGCCTCGTCAACAAGGTTGATCGCAGCCATCAGCGCGGCATCGGCGCGCAGGTGGTCGAGCAGCGCGGTGCGCAGGGCGGTCTCCATCAGTCGTCTCCGAAATCCGGCCAGAGCTTGCGCGGGTTGCGCCAGCCATGGCCATCGAGCCGCGCGGCGCGGGCGCGCGCGTCGAGCCTGCGCAGCGCCCGCCGTTCGAGTGCTAGGGCGAGACGGTCGAATGCCGGGACACGCACGCGGATCATGCGAGCCTCAGCACGCGCCACGGGCGCCACAGCGCGGCGATCGCCGCCGGGGGCTCGGCAGCGGCAGCCTCGCCTTCACGGTGGAGGTAGGCGGCGAAGCGCAGGATGCCGTGGCGCAACCCGTCTGGCAGGTGCGCCCAGTCTGCCGCGAGCCCGGCCTCCAGCGTCGCGACCACCCGGCTGACGAAAGGCCCACGCCGTAAGCGCAGCTGCGCCGATCCATCGCCCGACAGGTGCAGATCGTATTCATCGTCGGCCAGCGCGGTCCGCGAAGCCTCCGCATCGGTCAGTTCGACGCTCGTCACCTGCGCGATCGGACGGGTGACAAGCCGCGTCCATTCATGGCTCGCATCGCGAGTTTCCTCGATGGTCGCGGCCAGCGGGGTGAGGCCGGTAAAGGCCTCGCACGCCTCCACCCCCGCACCGATCAGCGCGGTCAGCTGCGCATCGTCGACGGTGCGGGTGATGCCGAGCCAGTGCTTCAGCTCGGCCAGCGCGGGCGAGAGATCGCCGGTAGCCAACACCATGCGGGTCATGGGCGGTCTCCTGAATTGTCGTAAAAGGAAGGCGCCCGCGTCGGCCAAGGGGGCAAGCCGACGCGGGCGCGGGGTGCGTAGAAGCGATGGCTCAACCGCACCCGGTCGGCGTCAGGCTTCGATGCGGAGCAGCTTGATCGCTGCGCTGTCGAGCACCTGTCCGCCGATCCGCTTGGTCGCGTAGAAGTGGACGAAGGGCTTGTTGCTGAAGGGATCGCGCAGCACCTGCGTGGCCGAGCGTTCGGCGATCAGATAGCCGTGGCGGAAATTGCCGAAGGCGATCGGGTATGCGCCGCCCGCGATGTCGGGCATGTCCTCCGCCTCGACCACCGGATAGCCGAGCAGGCGATCGGGTTGTCCTTCGACGAGGCCCGGTTGCCACAGGAACGCGCCGTCGACGGTCTTGAGCTTACGCACCTCGGCCAGCGTGGCGGAATTCATCACGAAGGCCGCGCCCTGCCGGTGCCCGGCTTTGAGCGTGTGGACCAGATCGATCAGCGTCAGGTCGGGATCGTCGCCCAGCCCGGTCGCACTGCCCGTGCCGATATATTGCACAGACCCGAAGGCGCGCGATCCATCGCCGAGCGTGGAGGTGGTCGCCTTGAGGAAGCCCCTAGGCTGGTTGGTGCCGCTGCCATTGACGAAGGCGGCTCCTTCGGCGCGGGCGAATTCCATCGCGATCTCGCTCGCCAGCCAGGATTCGAGGTCGAAGGCCGCATCGTCGAGCATCGACTGCGATGCCGCCGGGTTGGCGTAGAGGTCGCCTGTCGGCGGTGCGATTTCGGCAAAGGTGGGCGTATCGGTCTCGTCGCGCTCGCCGATCTCGCTCGCCCAGCCGCTCGCGGTGCCGCCGGTGGAGATGAGCTTGCGATAGCCCGCAGTGCCCGTCTGCACGACCTGAGCGATGGCGCGAATGGGGCTGATATCGGTCAGCTCGCGGGCGATCATCGCGTCGATCTGGCGGGGCACGGCATAGCCGCCATCCGAGGGCACGGTGCCGGAGATCGACTTGATCTCGTGCACCGCACCGCGCCGCAGGTAGCCATCGACGAAGCCCTTCACTTCGGCAGGCGCGCTGTCGCCGGAGCCGAGCGCGGGGCGCTGCGCCGCGCGGCCAATCCTGTCGACGCGGGCCTTCACCTCGTCGAGATCGGTACGGATCGTGGCGACGTTCTCTTCGAGCGCATCCTGCCGCGCGACGATATCGAAGCTGGCGTCGAGCGGATCGGGGGTGTCGGTAATCGGGGTCTGGATATCCATGGGGCAGTTCACCTTTCTTGGGCAGGGGAAGGGGTGGCGGGCGCCGGTCCGGCGAGCGGATGGGGCTCGATTTGACGGGTGGCAGGCGCGAACGTAGGCTCCCCCGGTCATGCAGAACGGGGGGACCGGGAGATGATCCATTCGATAAGGGCCGCATGTGCGGCGGTGGTTCTGGCGGGTACGCTCACCGGGTGCAGCGAGCCGTCGGCGGCGAGCAACGATGCC